TGTCAACTTAACGTGAAACCCTTGTCAAGACGTGATGCGTGAATTCCCTAACTTACCATCAATCATCGCGCCACCCCACCCCAGTTTTGTCTAAAGCCAAAACGTCCCCTCCCCGCAAGCGGGCCACTATGGAGGAAAACCTTCCTCCGCCCACCCCCTCTCCCTTTCGGGGAGGGGGTCGGTCAATGACCGAGTTGCTCACATTGTGACTATAAGCTAGACTTCGTCAGGATGTGAACAGTAACCACCAAATATCGTGGTTGCAAGAGTGTAGATGGACATAATATCATAACCACGTGTCCCGCGTACTCGATACATATCTGACTCCTGCGAGATTGTCGGCATACACGAATGTATGACCTCCGCTTCCGCTTTAGAGCCATTTACGTATTGGTTATACGCAGGAAACATCTCATCTGAATAAACCTGCCAATAGAAATACCTTGGTAGGAGATGATAGGTTTTAAAAGTACCCCCTTCGCATCCCGCACGAACGGTTCTTCGATTCCTTTCAGGTTGCCAACTGCCAATTAAATGGCCGTCACCATACCCGTCAGGTCCGAATAGCCGAACGCTCGGTCGCGTATACTTGAATACGATTCTGGCGAGTGCAAACTCACCATGTCTCATAAACCAGTTATGCATAACGAAGAGTACCCGATCACTTAAAATGGAATTTAAATAAAATGGTCGGATGTCCAAACCGCTAAGGTAATCGGCACCACATGATTCTCTGAACGGACCTGTACTAAAGGATTTCTTTATATTAAACTGAAATCCACAATAGTCCAATGTCTCTTTCAAGAGGTCATATGCTGCTACGGGACAGATAATATCGTCACCGTACGTGCCTACTTCCTTAGTACTTATATGCAGATGTTGGCATGTCGCAAATGTAAGTGCGAAAAAGATAAGTGACTCGAGCTCAAACGTATAGGCGTTGCCCATACTTGAGAACTTCTCAATCACAATATTGTCTCCCTCGTAACTCACAACTGCCGACCGACACTGATCCAATAAAACAGACCAATCATACGGTAGGAGGCTCCAAACCAAATTTCTCGCAATACAGTCAGAGGCCATGGATAAGTCTATAGTGGCTAAAGAGCCATCAATAGACCCTTTCAAGGCCAATTTCTGATTTCGCGTTTGATCTGATAAGTCAATACCTGCAAACAGCAGTCGTCTTTTCATATAGGTGCCTATACCCTTTTGGATTAAACCATTCAGGACAGGCTCCACAACAATGGAACGATACGTTTTGCAGTTCTTCGGAACGAAAGCTAACTTCCCAGGGACGACATCCACATCAACACAGAATGTATCACCACAATCCGTTAAATCGGAACTGTGATGACCATCTTCTGTGCTCTGATTGTATGCCGCCAAATGAGGAAACTCTTCCAAGAGCTCCCGCACAATGGGTAATAGATTCATTCCACACTCTAGACTGCTCCCTAACTTCGTACGAGCCGAAGCAATGAGCGATGATACACTAGTGTTGGCTCCAGGACCGAAAGACATGTCTAAAGAGTCGATAGACGGCACATCACCTAGGATCTTTGCGATTTTTTGCGAAGCGTAGTAAAATACTGCGTTCACATCCCTATTCGGGGACGCTGAATCCAAGCGATTATTCGTTTCTCGACACATGTCCTCGGAGCGCTTAAACTTAATGACTGCCTCAGCTTCCCTATCGTAGCCAAGATCTAAGAAGTCTTGTTTTTCAAAAAGACCCATGATCTGGCGTGCGTAGAGGAAGTCTGCTGCAGAAAAGGCCCACGTATAATCAATTGAAAAATTGATTACATCACAGTACCTTTTGTCTCGAACCAGATTAAACAATTGTCTGGAAAGAGGACCACCAAGTTCAGCGCATTTCCTGGATAGCCGTACCAACAAATTTATGGTTCCTTTGCTGGTGCGTTTTTGTAAAAAAGCCATAATAACCTCCTTATGAGGATAACACTCACTAGTACAGTGAGAGTGGCATCAAAATGATTGAAGTAAACTTGCTTAAGGTCTAAATCAATTGGGAAGAATCAAGCCGTTGAACAGAGTTAACGCAGGCGAAGAATTCGCCGCGAAGCCACCGCCAGCTGCAGTATTGGCCAAAGTGCCAGTTGCTGTAGTGGAAGTAGCTCCCTGTAAAACGCCGAGAGTCATTCGGAACGCGTTCATGCGATCCGCAATCGTTGACCGTTTATCCACGAACATTGTAAAAATGCACGGAGTGATATACGCAACTTTTGGCGGTGCAACATAGCCGGCCGAAGTCCCAGACGCACCTATAGTTTCCATAGTTGGAATCTCTAGCTTAACAGTTACTTTGTAACCGCCATTCTTCAGCTTATCCGTTGAAAATGTCAACCGAGGTTGGCCTTCCAACGGAATTGCTGCATCATTTCCCCTCCAAAATGGAACTGGAGTGTCAGTGATGGGAATGAGCGACCACTCTTTAGGAGTGGCTGCATCGTCTTTAACTAATATGTTAGTCATTTGTGACATTGTAAAGTGTCCTTAGTAAATAGCTGGTCGATAGGGCCAGAACTACATAGAAAATTCTATGAAAGATTAATAAATAGACAATCCGAAAACAGAGATTCAATCATTTACGACTGAAACCACCGCCAGAAATCCATTGAGTTGCTAGTGCCACCGCATTATAAATATGCATAGGCGAGAACACCTCACTTAAGGGTCGAATATCAGGTGGCGCAATATTGAAGAAAGTAAAACCTTCTCCATGCGTTCGCCAAACTTCGATCGTAGTCCCATTCAATGAGAGGCCAGACATGTCATACATGTCGGGTTTCAAAGCGTGGGCAGGACCAGCATGGGCTGACTGAACTTTTGTCAGACACCATCTGCCTTTTAAGAGAGGAAGAATATTAAGGGAATCCAAATATGATCCAATTGGTATAAACCAATCAACCACAAAGGAGAAGGGAACGACTTCCCACACTATACCAGCTGGATCTTCTAGACCTAGCTGACGTTGCAGAGAGACGGTTTCGTTTTCGGCAAATTCGTACGTTATTTTATATACGAAGGTCGCAAGACCCCCGCACGTATAATGCGTACCAAATGACGAAGCTTCCCATTTCTTTGTTCTTGACGATGAACATCGAACTGTCATTTTACGTTCGCCCTCCATTTGTGCCTTAAAAAGCTCACTGGCGGCCTGAACGTCTTTTAACAACGGTATCCATCCATATTGCAACTCCAACCAGCGTCCCGCAACATCAGTTGCATGGAACTGGTGACGTCTGAGTAACTGTACTACCTCGTAGTGGAGATATGAACCGCCACGCTTATGTGCACTAATTAAAGTACCTAAAGCAGACTGAACATTTCCCTCTTTGAGGAATACAATTACCTTCGCTACAGAAAAGAGAGTGTCACGGACCATACTAATAAACTGTTTCCCCTCGGCCACGTTCTTCCCTAAATGTAGGGAGGTTCCGCGAACCTTGGATGACAATTTACTTTGTATTTTGACCATGTCGTTAAGATTGAAGCCAAAATTGCTACCATACGTCCACGAGGGCCAACTGGGGTACGAAGTACCGCGGAAGATCCAAGCATACGGGGAAGCAGACTGCATAGCTTTATAGGAGTGAAAATCATTAAACTTCACTCTTTTAATGCCATTAACGATCTCGTACTTACCATCGGAGCCGGACCAGCTATGATATTCATAGTTATGGCCGTCACCCATGGAACCTTTAGTACCTGTAGTCATTGCACACCTCCAACCGGAGGTGCTATAGCGCCCATTAGGGCATCGCACAACCTTATAGCTGTACGAGAATAGTATCGAAGACACGACGTTCTCACGTCGACGTCAATGACACCATTCTGAGGTGAAACCCTAGCAATAGGGTCAGCAGGTACCTCAAAAGCCTGCCCGAGAGTTTTGTCCGCTCCTAACACATTAAGAGGTAATTCACCCTGTAGTTGTAAGTTAAGAAACACCGATAAGAGAACAGTGAGTAATATTATGATCCGATAAAGGATCACACTCAGTGGAATCCGTCGGCGATCTGAACCAAACTTGTACATGATGGTCACCAATTGTTGTTTAGGAAAATAGCCATTGTGAAGCGGTTGATGGTAACACCATTCCCACACTCACACCTTCTATCACCCATATCAGAAACTATCAAGATATGGCGAAGGAAATCGGGATTTCCCCGAGGCTAGGCGAACGGACTCTCGTCCTTAG